ATCTGTAGCAGTAAACTCAAGTGATGTTAAAGAAACTGGGAATAGATCAGCAAATTTAATCATAGCAATATCTCTAAAATTACTATTCAAAATATGAAGAGTTCCATCACAATACTGTAATTTTTCGTCTTCATCACCATTGGGGAATGATGTAAAATCTTTAAATTCTTGCATAGATTCTGGAAATCCAAGAGCTTTTAGCCAATTATGCAAGATCATATAATTCTTTAAATCCTCATCAACTAAAAATTCTAGATTAAAATCATCAAATAATAATTCATCTCCAGGAACATCAATATTTCTAAGAGAGGTTGTTTGAAGTGCTGTTCCTAATGTAAGGCCGGGTACTGTAGCAGAATTAGAGAAAAAATCAACTTTCCTTTTAGTCGCCAATGTAAATTTGAACCCAATTGGAGCCAAATAATTTTTATTCTTTAATTGACTATCGTAAAAATTCGCCATTAGTTCACGCAGGTCTCCAAAGCTATTTATTCTGTTACTACAGAACTATCTTTCCACCATTTAGGTTGATAGGTATGTGTTTGACCACCTATTTCACGAGTAACTGTAGTTGCTGCTAATGCATCTGCAGTAGATTTAGTGCTAAAAACTTTTCTATCCGTATAAGTTTCTGTCCATGTATCACCTTCTTTATAATATACATCAATAGTATCTACAATAGTTCTTGGCTTTTTGATATGATATGGCATTTTTTTCTATTTTTTAAATATTTAGATGCATTTTACTATTTAGATCGTTGTGTAAAATCTATACCTTCCATATGATCATATTCATGTTGAAATACTCTAGCAGAAAATCCTTCTAATCTTTCTTTAAATACATTCTTATTTTCATCTTCATATTTAACTATGATACTAGAAGGTCTTAATATCTCTAAGTATAGTTCTGGATATGATAAACACCCTTCTTCCATCACTACTTCATCCTTGGACTCCTTTATTATCCTAGGATTAAAACAAGTAATAGTTTCCTGTGCTTCTATATCAATCATCATAACAAATACTCTTTCCTCTATACCTATCTGATTAGCAGAAAGTCCTACACCTTTATGATGAAACATATTTTCATTTAAGGTATAAGATAATTTTGAGCGATCTAAATTATAACTACACTTCTTTATTTTCTTGTGTAGTAAAAGATCTTCTGATGATATTAATGATCTTAACATATATGTATTATAACATAAAAAAAGAGAACTCCGAAGAGTTCTCTTGAATTGATGAAGTATATAAACTTCTATCTTACATAAGATTGTCGACTCTAACACGACGATAATAGCGGTTGCTATTAACCTTGAGGCGACCAGCACCAGTGGTTGTTCCTTCTGCGAATGGGTTTGCAACAAGACCATATCTTGTTTTAAAACCTATTTTAGGCTGGAAGGTATTCTCGCCCACTGCACGAACCATCTGTAGAGGCACGTAAGGACAATAAAACAGACCAGCGTCATAAGGAGATGAACCCTTATAACCAGTTACATAGTACTGATTAGCAGTAGTTGTACCTGCATTAGCAGAATAAGGATCGATGTATACACGATACTTACCTTGAAGTATACCAGCGAAGGTATTACCTGTGTCATCAACGTTAAGATTAGCGTTAAGAGCAGGAGTGTAGTCAAGAACACCAGCCATTGTAAGGGCAGAAGCAACATCAGCAGATGTTAGAATCATATTACCCTTTCCACGACGAGTTCTTTGTGCAATAGCGTTAGCATCGCGCTCAATTTGGAAGATCAAACCTTTGAACTTCTCAACCGACCACCTACCGTTGCTATCTACGTCGAGGTCAAACTTACCAGGTGTGGCAACGTTTGATTGTGCACCAGATTCAGCAGTTTTATAAACTGTTCTGATAACCTCGCGGTTGATCTCAGCAAGAATCTCAGTAGAAAGAATGTTTGCCAATTCGGCTTCTGCATTCAATCCGTGGATTGCTTTAAGATCTTGAGCGAGTTCTAGTGAATACTCAGCTTTTAGCGCACGAGATTTAGCAGTAACTGTTACTTTCTCGATGCTGAACGCCATTTCATTGAAATGGTTGTAATCACCACCTCCAAGTCCTTCAGCGTCCTCGGTATCCATACCTTGACCGACTTCATATGCCTTTTGAGTAGCATTTGAGTCAGGGCTTAGGAGACCTGGGTTAGAACCAGCAGTTCCACCTGTAGTACCGAAACCAACTGCACCACTATCTGAACCGGAAACATATCCTGATCCGATTTCGGATGTTGAAGAAGAAGCATCAGTTGCAGAGAACGAGGAATCTGCTTCGTCGAACAATGCTTCTGTACCAGCTTGAGTGCTGTACTTAGAACGCATTGCGAAAATTAGTCCAGTAGGACCATTCATTGGTTGTACACCAGCTAGGTCATAAGCGACCAAGTTTGGCATAGAACGGCGAATAAGGCTGATTAATACTGGGTCAAAACCGGCTGAGGTTTGTCCAGCACTAGCAGAGAAACCAGCTGTAGCACCACTTGAACCAGTGGCGTTTGTTGGTTGCTCGGAAAGGAAAGCTCTTTCTTCGTTAGCTTCTCTTTCTTGGTTTTCTAGCAGGATTGCGGTAACTGCTCTCTTATGGGGATCTTCGATCTTGTCAAGACCCTCATAATCAAGAATAGGTGCCCACTTTTCCTGCAATTGTTCTGATTGGAACATTTGCGTCATGATTTTTTTTAACCTTTAGTTGAATAAGTTTGATTTAATTATCTAAAAATATCAATTTTTAGAAGCTCTGCCGAGAACTGACAAGTAACGCTCCATTCTTGGATTTACTTGCTGCTCAGTCGCAGACTGTTGATCTGCTGACTCTGAAATTGTTTCAGCAGTGTCTCTTTGAGCACTAGGTGCGTTGTTAGAGAAATATGACTCTTTCAACTTAACTAGTTTCTCACGATAGGATTCTTCACTATCAAACTCAACATTTTCAGCTAAAGAAGCCAGTTTCTCCTTTTGGGAAAGAGCAAGACCTTCAGAGATTTCTGAAAGAATTACATCAGCAACTGATTCTGCCAATCTCTTATTAAGAGCGACATTTTTGTCGATCTGTTCATTGAGTTTAGACTCCATTTCATCAAGCTTGTCTACCATGCTCTCGATGACATCATATTTTTCTTCAGGGATAGTTACATAATGTTCTTCAAATAGACCACGCATTCCATTAAGGAATGATTCAGTCATTTCTGTTTTGAGTCCGTGCTCAACTGCGAGTTTGTTTTCGGTCATCCACTCGTCAGCAACGTACTCTAGGTACGAATCAACACGTTCTACAAGTTCTTTTTTAACAGAGGCAACTTCTTCTTCGAGTTTACCTTTGTATTCTTCTTGGACTTGCCCTTTAACTTCAGCGATTTTAGTTTTAATTGCTGTTTCAAAGATTGTCCTTGCTTTGTTTTGGAAATCTTCAGAAAGTTCTTCACCAGCAATAAGAGCATTGAGGTCTTCCTCAACATCAACCTTATCTTCGGCAACAACCTCTTCCTCAGTAGTCTCCTCTTCGGCAACTACTTCCTGTTCCGCTTTGGTTTCAGTAGTTTCTTCTTCAGCAACTACTTCTTCCTTATCCGTTGTAGGCTCTTCAGCAACTACTTCATCTTCCTTAGCAGGCTCTTCGGCAACTACTTCCTGACCTTCTTCAACTTCGTCTGAAACTGCTTCTGCAGCCTTAGCACCCTTATTAACTACATTCTTAACTTGAGTAAGAGTGCCACTAGGTGTCTTCAACTTATTTGAATCATCATCAGGCTTAGAATTTTCTGGAGTAGGACCACCGAGATCTTCCCAAGTAGCGGGAGTACCTCCAGTACTTAGTTTTTGCATAGGCTCCGCAGGCTTAGCACCTTTGGTTACCACATTTTCTTCGATGTTTTCCATTTTCTGTAATTTTTTGCCAACGGACATTTGTTTTTCAGATTTGAATAAATCTGTATTTATTTATAGAGTTTAGAGATTTGAAAGGAAATCTTGGAACAATCCAAGCTTGTGTTCTTCCAAAACTTTTTGATCAATAAGAGTATTAATTCTCTTCTGAGTTTTTTCTGCGAGTTGTTCACGAAGGATTCCTCCGTCCCAAACCCATTCTTTTCCTTCCATTATTCCAGATACAAATGCATCAGGAGCAGAAGGATCAGCAACGATATCAGCAGCAGTTGCTAACTGGAAATCTTCTCCAACAACTTTACAACCTTGTGATTCTCTAAGCGAACCAACACCACGAGAAGAAACTCCAAGTGTTACACCTTCACCAATAAGAGATTTTGCAATCTTACCCATAGGTGTATCAAGTAGTTGTGCTTTACCTCTAAAATTATTTCCTTCTTGAACAAGGGAAGTAATTTTATGAGAAACACGATCAAGATTTACTGTAGGACCATCTGGATGACCTAATTCACCAAGAGCACGTCCTTTTTGAACGAAAGATTCATTATATCTACCAACTTCACGAGAAAGAGTATCCATTGGATAAACTCTACCATTACGGTTCTTTATCTCACCTTGAAGGAAAACTCCCTCAATATACATTTTTTTATTAGCACCTTTTCCTTCAGTGATAAATTTAATGTCTGATACTTCTTCTGTAATAAGTTTCATCTTCTTAATTTGTGAATCCTACTTTTGCACCCAACACCGCAGCATTTGCTGCAAGAAGGCTATGTGCACTTTGCTTCTCAATATACTCAACTGCTTGAGCTGGTATAGTAAACGAACCAATACCAACACCACCTTGATCTTCTAAAAGAGTTACTAGATATGCATTAGATGCATGTGTATTTACTAGACGAACAAGTGTAGCCCCACTGAAACTACTTGCAGCTCCTACACTTGTTGGTAGTGCTGCTTCTGCACCTTTTATTAATGTTCTATTCGCCATCAGTTGATTCCTCTGGTTCTACTTCTGTTTCTGGTTCTACTTCAGGTTGGGTATCACTTTGATCAAACATAGAACCAGCAACTTCTGGTTTGAATGTATCAATCCTATTTGCAGATTTAGTAAACAAAACATCCTTAATTTTGTCACTAATATCTGAAGATGCAGAATCAGTGGCAATCAAGTCGACAAGATCTTCCATGAAAATAATTGATATAGTTATATAACCTTATTTATATCTCAGCTTTTTTAATATCTTTTCCAAATTGAACGTCATCATCAGTTAAATCTGGTTCCATAGGAACATCACCCAATAAATTAGGATCACCTTCTGTTGGTAATGGTTCCCCAGTAATAGGATCTACGGCAGTTGGATCAGGTATAATTCCATCTTCAATTTCCTTTTCAATCCGTGAATCAATTTCTTTTATTTCAGTGTCAGATTGACGTAAAACTTTTCTACGAACCCAATCTTGAGAATAGAATCTGCCAATGTATGGTTCTATAGTTGCTAAAGTTGCAAGTCTACCATCCATCAATTCACTTTCTTTTAATTCAGCAAATTGATTATCATAAACAAAATCAAATTGAATATGGTCATTAATTCTATCCCAATCTTCAACAGCAATTATATTCTTAAGGATCAATTGAGTTTTTAGCATATCACTAAACAAATTAGCGAATCTCTTTCTCAAACGTCCTACAAACTTACTAAATTTAAGTTCATCTCTAAGAATTTCTGAAGACCTACCTAAATTAAACCCACCATCAGAAGCAATCCTTGATTCTGGAACTGCTAATGCTCTATAGAGTTTCTTCTGGAAATATTCAATATCAGCAAGTTCTCCAAGATTCTGCCCACCAGGAAGAGTAGTAATTTCTGTTCCTCTACCACCTTCTCTGCGTGGTAACCAGAAATCTTCCATCATAGACATATATTTCCTGTCGTCCCTAACTTCTCCTGTAGATGCATCGTAAACTAATTTGTTACGATAACGATTCATAACATCACGAAGATATTGCTCTGCCTTAACTTTAGGTAGATTACCAACATCAATATAAAAAATTCTACGTTCTGGTGCTCTTGATAGTCTATAAATTACAAGACTATCCTCAATCATTCTAAGTTGATTAAGTGCCTTAATTGCTTTGTGCAAATATGATAAACATGTTCCTTTATTTCTATCTACCAATCCAGAATTAATATATGCAATTGAATCTTTTGCAATCTTAATTCCCTTTTGCCCACCTGCACTAGTAATCATCCCTAAAGGATAATTTGGTTTTGGTGTATATACAAAATATTCTTCAACTTCTGGATAGAAAGTCTTACTACTTTCAGTAGATCTACTAAGATCCACACCATTAACTTTATCTTTATCCTTCTTTTCTTGACGAATATACTTCATCTTCATAGGATCAATATATCTTAATTCTTTGATCCCTAACTCTGGTTTTTTAAGGTCAATTACCTTATGATAATAAACTCTACCATCAACATACCAATTCCTAAAAATTTCGTGCGATTTTTTATCAAAATCTAATAGTTCTTTAATATATCTAAATTCTTCTCTAATCTTATCTTTTAATTTATCACTTGCATTTACATTAGATAACTCAATCTCTATTGGAGAATCATATGAATCGCTAACAATTGCTTCATTAACAACATCCTCAATAGCATTATCTGCTTCAGGATGAAGTGCCATTTCACGATATCTTTTAATTAAATCGTGCTCAGTTCTATATACACCTTCAATATCTACAAACTGTCCATAAAATCCACTAGAGATGTAATTATCTACACCATCTTGATTATTGGGTGGAATTGGAGAACCAATAGATTTATCTTTTTTCTCCTGAGTCTCAATAGAAAAACCAAAAAGTTTTGACATTATTTTAGACAGTACTTGAACTATTTAACTATTTATATGCATATCCCATATCAAATTATAGCATAAAAAATCCCATCCACTAAAAGTAGATGGGAAATTTAAATTTAAAGTATTATTAACTGACTGCAGGAGTAACATCAGATGCTTCACCAGAGGCAATAGTCCAATAAAGTACCTGAAGTTCTACTGTAAATTCTTCAATAGTGTCTGTAGTATCAAATGATAATGGCACCTCAGAGATATTAGTTGGGAATAATCCAACAAAATTATATCTTCTTAATGTATCACCATTTCTTGAAAGTTGATCTACATTTGCATCAGCAGTATAATCTGCGGGATTAACCTCTCCAGATCCATTCGTTAATCTGCTAATACCGTTCATCCACTGTTCCATAACTGTTCTGATTTTGAAATCAGTATCATTTAAAACAGTTACAGTCCATGTATCGAATGTCCTTTCACCAGCAACTTTAAGAACTCTTCCCCTGAATGGAACTTCAACGGGAGAGATATTTGATGCTGGTAAAGCAGCTGATTTCACCAGAAATGGAATCTTTTCTGCAACACCTGATGTTGTAAGATTTTGATTTTCTGAAACTGGTATAGTGTCATTAGACATAAATGATAGATTTTGCCCAGTACCATTTGGGAAGTTTAACGTAACTTCAAACAGATTGGGCCTTACACCACCACCCGCTAATTGACCTTTAAATTGGGAAATAGTTCTGAGTGCCATTAGTTGATTACCTCTTGTTTTTTACCTCGTTGAAATTAAACGTTTCCTATCACTTCTGAAAATGACACACCAGATTTGGTAGCCACAAACGTTAATCCAATGAAGTTAATGGACCGTGATGGTTTGATAAAAATATCTGCTATGAATTCATTGGCATCAATGATTGAAGCAGTATTATTTGAATCATCACAAATTAATCTAAAGTCTTGAATGCCACGCTTTGCTTGAACATCCCGAAGGAATGGTTCTACAGCGTTAACAAATGAATTTCTAGTCAAAGAATCATTAAATTCAAACATTACATCCTTTGCTGCAGCCTTAATAGCATCTTCAAGGTAGATAAACAATCTACGAACATTAATTCTATCAAAGGCAGATGCCTTAGCAAGTCCTGTCTTATCACCAAATAGAACAATACCTGCTCCTGGTGAGAAGATTATAGGGTTAATTCTATTTGAGTAGAGTGTGTCCCTTTCAATTTTACTTGGATTGAATGCCA